TTTTTTCGACTTCCTGTCCATTGAGTCGTCGCCACATGTTTACGGATGCCAGATATTCCCCGCGACTCATTGACCAGAAATCATCAGGCCTTAAACGCAAGGCGACTACAGCAAATGCAAAATCGTCTAGCAATGCCTTATCGTAATCGCCCTGCGTCATCGGAGCCCGTATTATTCTTGTTCTTTACTGGAGCCGACCAACCAAGGAACTTGATTAAGCAGGACTCCTGCGGCGTTAAACAGATCAGGCATAGACTCAACCCCGTTGGCAATTTCCTCTGGGGTTAAGTCTTTCTCAACCAAGTTAACGCAAATTAGTTTTGTGATCGCATCCAGGGAATCAAAAAGGTCGTTATTATCTTCTCCACTTACAGAAGAAATTAACGCCATATCTCCCCCGGCACGACGAAAACGCAAAAGAGCCGCATTGCCAGCATAGACTTCGCGATTCTTTCCGTTGATTTTAACCTTAATAGTTTGTTCTTTCATGGTCGGCTAAGAGTTGCTATTAAGTCAATGTGTCGTCACCAACACGCTTGATTGTCGCCGTAGCCGTGATCGCTCCATCAGATGGAAGATCGATGCTAAAGCTTTTAACCAAGGCGTCGAAGGTATGAACATTGCTGGCCGATGGACCGCTAAGAGTAATTACAAACTCTTTTTCGGTAGAACCAACATAATCGCGAAGATGCCCTTGACCAGTATCTTCTGGATCGTAGATCAGTTCGATAGTCATATCATCACTGTCGATCAGTCCGTTAACGTATACACGTCGATTTGAAGCGTGATCCGAAACATCGATTTCGTCGCTAGAGTCTGAAGGAACCCCGAACGAAACAACATTTGAGATGCTTACTGCGTTTGACGCACTATAAGAGCTATCATCCGATCCATGAGTATTGATCGTGATGGTTGCTCCATTTGCTGCATATTTAGCCATGTTTTTTTATTGTTTAGGTTGTTGTTTTTAGAGGAGCCCCTTAGCTCCAAGTGACATCCAGGGTTATTGACCCTGAAAAAATTTCATCGTTGTCTGAATAGTTAGTATTAAATGAAGACCATTTTATGTAAACATCATAAGACCCGAGGGTGACTCTTTTGTTACTGAGCCTGGTTCTAAAAAGATCGGCCAACTCATAGACTTTGGTAGCCGTAGAAGCGTGTACACTGATTTCTAATAGATCTTCGTGAAGTATTCCAGAGTCTGAATGGCAATCTACTGTGTTGCTACTAAGAACCGTGTATATTGCATACGGATTGTCTGCCGCTATGTTATGAGCTATCTCTGGGAACAGTCTTGTCCCGATTTCATCTGATATAGAAGAATCAGCTAATATGTAAGATCTTAAATCGGTTATCATTTTTTACTAGCCTTATTTCTTTTGTTTATCAAAAACTTGGTTCTTTTCTTTATAGCCTTGTTGATGAATGCCCTAATTCTTTGTTCAAGTTCCCTTGGTTTTGCTTTCTCTTTCTTGGCTTTTCTAATCCACCCGGTCCCGGCTTTCCCTGCCTTTGAATATTCAATTGCATTTACAACATCAGAGGGCCTGTACAATTCAGGCTTTCCACTCTTGTTTATTCTTACAAAAAGCTTTTTAGAACCAACACCTACCCGAGCTCTGGAAACTCCTTTTTTTCTACGACTTCTTTTGCTGTTGAGTGTTATTGCTCTTTTTAGGTTTCCGGTATCTTCTGGAGCAGTCGCGACAACCTGGTCTAGGACTGGCTTCATTGCTTCTTTTGCTGCTGCCTGATATCTTCCGAAAATCCACTTTGGGTCGCCTAGCTTAAATAGCTCCTTTTCTATTTCTATCAAGACTCTGTTGGGGATTTTGATTTCCATGCCTGCTTTAGCCATTACTTGTCATCTCCCTTCTCTATATCTCTTTTTCTTATGCGTATTCCCAGGATCAAATGATAGCTTGCCAAACATCCCGAGCAGATCGACACAACGGCCCCTAGAAACGTCAGAACCTCGCTGACACTTGCTATTGATGCAAATGATCCTGCTAGTCCCACGACCGCCGTTTGAACCGATTTGACGAAATGCTGTTCCATCTTACTTAACTTGTGAACTGCCGAAATAAAACCCAAGGATGGCAAGCATCCCCTGACGCACCTCTGGAAGGAGAACGAAGCCCTCTAGATTTTTCCAGCCATTCAGACCAAAACCCAGAAAGCTGAGAATGCCGCCCTTGGTTTTTTCGACCGTTACCGGAACGTCGAAAAACGCCATGATAAACGGAGCGAACACCATCGAGAACAGAATGCAGATTGCAATCATTCGACGAATCCAAGCGCCGCCATCTCCGCTGCGTTTGGCTGCTCGGTCGGCAGAGTCGTCGGCTAGCTTCTGACGATTGATCATATTGTCGATTGCCCTCGCCTGTATGCTCATCTGGGCCGATATGAGCTTCATCACGAAGCCCGTTATGCCGCCTCCCAACATTGCTATTAGCTCGCTGCTCATGGATCATGATTGGACAATTATTAGACGCCCTTGCTCGTCTCTATATGTTCTTATGGTGATGTCGCGTTGAGGAATTTCGGGCCTGACTTCGCTAACTGCGTTGCTCCTGACCGCTGCCCCTTTCAGACTGCTTGGAGCGGCTGGAGGAAACGTTTTTATGCTCACTATGTTAGTAAAACCACTCTCGCCAAATTGATTCCAAGCTCGGACCTTATATGACAGAGTTACGCCTATAGGGATGACGCCATCGACAAAAGCAGCATCGTTTGCATTTGTCGCCCCTATCAATAGCCATTCTCCATCGTTCTGCTGTCTCCAAATCTCAAAGCCGTCCTCGTTGTCCGAGTTGTCCTGCCATTCCAAGCGCAGGTCTGCTGCGTTTAGAACAGTACCAAGAAATACTAACGACAGGAGTAAGATTTTCATGATTCTAAGCTGTTCCTCCATCAGTTATGCTCCAACCAGCAGTGATCAAAGCAGCTCGGGCAGTAGCAGCCGCACTGCTAGCGGTGTATTTCGATCCTCCGAAATTGGGGTTTTGTGCATTGTATCCTGTTTGTGCTTCCCAGTTGACCAGCAACTCATCGTAAACGGTTGTCGATAGACCACCAGTGTTAGCCATGAAGTTGTTCATCCTGTTTGCAAGAGCAGCAGTGATGTCAAAGTCCTCAATGCCTGTAATTGTAAGTTGATCAGTACCTCCGCCCATGCCATTAAACATAGTATTAAAGTTTCTGACGCTGCTAGTGTCGAAGGAGGAGAGATCAAGAGACGTGAACGATAAGCCATTGAACATGGCCAGCATAGTGGTCACGTTGCTAGTGTTGAAGTGGGAGACATCAAGAGACGTGAGCGACGTGCAGCCATTGAACATGTGAGCCATAACTTGCACGCTGCTAGTGTCGAAGGAGGAGATATCAAGAGACGTGAGCGACGTGCAGCCACTGAACATGCGAGTCATAGCGGTCGCGCTGCTAGTGTCGAACGAGGAGAAATCAACAGACGTAAGCGAAGTGCAATCTCTTAGAAAATTGTCCAATAACGCACTGTTGCTAAGATCCAATGTTGATAAATCAAGAGACGTGAGCGACGTGCAGCCGCGGAACATGTGGTGCGATCGTACGACTAAACTCGTGTCTGCATCTCCTACGGTGAAAGATGTGAGATTGGTTGCTCCCCAAAGCATTCCATATGTGCTTGTCATCCCGACAGACCCCATGTTGTTGACGCTTTTGATTTTTGTAACATCTCCAGAGCCTGCGAATTGCATATTTGGAAATGTTCCGCTAATGCTTATATCGTGGTCGCCTGCCGTTGCATAGGTGTGTGCTAGATCCGCGTCGTTGTATGCGGTGATTGTTGATGTAGATGTTCCATCTCCCCAATCAATTATTGCGTTAAAGGTTCCCAAATTATTACATAGAATAGTGAACGTCTCGCTAGCCGTTGTGGTTGTTACCGTAAACTCAAAGTTGTCGTTGGGAGCAGCGGCAGCAACGGGTTTCAAACTGGATTTCCATCGCAACATTATAGCAATTCAAACTCGCTCTGGAAAGTTACAGTGAGGTCGCCAGCATCAGCCTTAGCTAGTGCGTTCTCCTCAGCCGTAAAACAGTTTTTGATGTGAGTGCTAACCAGAGAAACCATTTCGTTCCAGTCCTCTAGCGTGTTGTGCCGAAATGCTGACTGCCAAATTTCTTCTGTTAATTCAATATCTTCTCCGTTTTCGTCCTCGTCAATATATGTAACAGCAACCCGTCTTTCCATTTTCCAGCTAGCGTAACCCGTTGAAGATGGATCTGCATTTAGCATGGTCAGGACAGAGGTCATTTTCTGCTGGCTGTTGCTATCTGTAGCTATACGCCACGAATCGGCGCTTGTATCAGTCCACTCGACGCCACCTTGCTCCTTGTCCCAACGGTCAGATGTGATTTGGTTCTTAAGCCTGCTTTTGGCTGCCTCATCGCTAAAATCTACAATCTCCCAAGTTTGAACCCATCCATCTGCTCTTTGTTCAAATACTGGATTTAGGTTTTGAAGAGTAGCATTGTAAACTGGCGTGGGATCTATGGTGTAACTATAGCAATCGAAATCTGCAAGTACAGTTGCAGTTAGTAAGCTCGGGAAACTTACATTAGGATTGTCCCGTTTCAAGCGAGACTCGCTATATTTCCTTGGTACTCCGTCTGTGACCTTTAGTATGTTCATGATGATACTCCTGATGACATTCCGTACAGTGTGCTATTAACCTTCCAGATCACTATGATTGTTTCGTTGGTGGTGTCTAATGTTGGAGCAGATCCTCCGACCCATTCCATTGTCGGCCAAGTAGCCGTGTAAGCCGTTCCGTCGTCGATGTGCAACGTGATTGACTCGCCGTTAGCAAGAGAATCAGTAAATGTAACATTGCCCGAAAACGTCAGCCTTTGGATTGTTCCGTTTGCTGGGTCCAATGCGGTCGAACCAGTAACGCTGGTCGTATTAACGGCCAGTTCTATAATCTCGCCATTGATGTCAATGGAACCAACAGTGATGGCATTAGTCGTCGTTGCTCCACGTCCTGTCACGCTGTCCAGCGTATCGGACTCGGCAGTGAGGTACGTCCCCAAATCAGAAATGTCGCTCTCTGTAATTGGGTCCACCGTAATGACCTGCCCAGCAATGCTAATGTAGGTTCCGGTCCCTGCTAGGGTTACATCTGTGCTGTTGTCTGTCCCAGCCGCATCGACGCCTAATGTGGTCCTTGCCGTAGCTGCATCTACATCGTCAACCAGACTAGCTCCAAACGTGCTTATCGTTGTGCTGGCTGGCAGAGATAGCGTTTTGATGTCGGCGTCCACCTCTGAATCCATCAAGGCTCCAGCCGCTTGCACATTAGCCGTATCGGTCACATCCGCCCCAGCTTCGATCCCTGCTAGTTTGCTTATGTCAGCAGCAGTCGTGAATTTGTTCGTGGTCGCAGTATCGGATATATCATCCGCATCCAACACAACCGCACCCGTCTGCGTATTGACGCTATCGACTGTATTTACTTCCGCTCCGCTCGCTATTCCAGCTAGTTTAGTTTTTTCTGCGTCCGTATAGGCGTTCGTGTTGGCGTTGGACTCATAGGCCGTTTTGATTTCGGCAGCGGTTTGGTCCGCCGTCGCTCCCGCCTCGATCCCTGCCAATTTGCTTATGTCTGCTGCGGTCGTGAATTTATTAGTAGTGGCTGCATCCGATATATCGTCCGCATCTAGTACCACTGC